AGCGCAGGAAGGGGTCGATAATGCCTAAGTACAGCATGAAACGTGATGGTAAAGAGGTTGGTCCAGCGTCTGTGTATGCTGAGCCACACACCATGGAAGGTAAAAAAGTAACTGTTGCTGGGGCTATTAAAGATAAGTCTGGTGCGCAAGTTATGGACGACATGAACATTTCCATAGGCAAAATCAGTAAAAGCCTTGGTAAAGGTGTAAAGACTTCTGGCATTGAGACTCGTGGTAATGGGGCTGCTACTAAAGGGCGCATTGCTAGAGGACCAATGGCGTAAAGGTAAATTCTATGAACTTTCAGCAGTTATCTGAAGCTATTCAAGCGTACACGGAATCAACTGAGCAGCTATTTGTTCAGAACATACCAAATTTTGTACAGCTTTGCGAAGAGCGTGTTTATAACGCTGTTCAGATACCTGCTATTCGTAAAAATGTCATTGGTACATTTACATCTGGTGATAATTACTTAGCCTTGCCTGACGACTATTTGGCGTCTTTTTCCCTTGCTGTAATTGACGCTAGCGGGAATTATGAGTATTTAATTGATAAAGACGTTAATTTTATACGCCAGGCTTATCCAAATCCAACTACCGATACTGGCACCCCTAAATACTATTCTCAGTTTTTGCCTTATACCTACCTAATTGGGCCGACTCCAGACAGTAATTATCAGACTGAGTTGCACTATTACTACTACCCAACCACAATTGTTCAAGGTGGTATTGCTGGGTTTGGCACGATTGTTGGAGGTTCTGGCTATACCAACGGTACGTATGAAAATGTGCCTTTGACTGGTGGAGATGGCGCAAATGGATCAGCCACAATTACAGTATCGGGTGGTTCTGTAACCGCAGTTACTTTAGTTAATCCAGGATATTTATATCTTGTTGGTAACTCTTTAAGTGCTACTACCTCTACAATAGGGGGTACTGGAAGTGGATTTTCGGTACCGGTAAACAATATTCAAAATGCAGCGGGTACTTCTTGGCTAGGCGATAATTTTGAAAGTGTTTTGTTGTATGGTTCGTTGCGTGAAGCCATTGTTTTCCAAAAAGGAGAGCAAGATATGGTCAATTATTACGAACAAAAGTACCAAGAATCCTTAGCGTTGCTCAAAGATTTGGGCGATGGTAAAGATAGAAGAAGCGCATACCGTGATGGACAACTTAGGCTGCCTGTACCTGGACCTGTTAGATAATTTTTTAGGAGCAAGAAATGCCAATTACTCAAGCAATGGCTACATCGTTTAAGGTTCAACTCTTAAATGGTCAGCAAAACTTTTCAGCAAATACGTTTAAATTAGCTCTGTATACTAGCTCGGCTACTATTAACGAGAACACAACCGTATACTCTGCAACTAATGAAGTAGCCTCTACTGGCAACTATTCTGCTGGTGGTAATACTTTGTCGGTTAGTGTAACCCCAACAAACTCTGGAAACGTAGCTTTTATCTCGTTCTCCAATACTTCTTGGGCAAATGCAACCATTACTGCGGCTGGTGCTTTAATTTATAACGCAAACGTATCAAATGCTGCTGTATGCGTACTGTCTTTTGGTGGGGATAAAACTTCTACCAACGGCACATTTGCAGTGAACTTCCCAACTGCTGACGCAAGTAACGCAATTATTCGTTTGACCGCTTCGTAATTAGGAGAGCCTTATGGCTTTGATTCTTAAAGATAGGGTTAAAGAAACTAGCTCTAGCTCTGGCACAGGCAGTATTACGCTTGGTGGTGCATTTCCTGGCTATCAAACGTTTAACGCCGCCATAGCTACTGGTTCTACCGTTTATTACACCATCCATAACTTAACCGCTGGTTCCGATACCCAGTGGGAGGTTGGTGTTGGTACGTTTACGTCCCCAGCTACGTTAAGTAGAGATACGGTTTTTTCTTCATCAACAGGATCTAAAGTTAACTTTACTGCGGGCGCTGGTGGTCTTGAGGTATTTATTACCCAGCCAGCAGGTGAAGCGGTTTATATTAATGATGCAACTGGAAGAGTAGAAGCGTTCGGTAATGGTGCAAACACTATTGCATTTACTAACATCAACACAACTAATTTAACAGCAAACACGGTTACGTTAACTGCTGGAACCATAACAACCAATGCTGCAAACAATACCGACATTGTTAATAAGCTATATGTTGATGGGATAACAGCTACGGCTCTTACATATCACGAAGCAGTTCAGGCGGCTACTACACAAAGTCTTGCAGCACAAACAGGCGGTACGGTTACTTATAACCAACCAAACGGAGCAGGTAATGGCGTAGGTGCTACGATAACGCTTTCTGTTGCTTTGAATACTTTAGACGGTTATAGCCTAGCTAATACAAATCGTGTTTTAGTTAAAGACGAAACCAACCAAACTTACAACGGCATATATACATGGGCTACGGGTGGAACAGTATTAACTCGTTCTACAGATGCAAATACGTATGGTCCTGGTGCCAATCAATTAAGTCTTAATGACTATTTCTTTGTTCAAAACGGTTCTACCAACAAGGGAACTGCATGGGTATTAGATGCTCCATCAGGAACAATTACTTTTGGCACGTCAAATATTACTTTTGCACAATTTAGTTCTGCTCAGATCTATGCAGCAGGAACGGGATTAAACCTTGCCAACTTAACATTTAGTATTGCTAATACAGCGGTTACAGCCGCTACTTATGGCAATGCTGGTGCAGTTGCTACCTTTACAGTTAATGCACAAGGCCAATTAACCAACGCAGCCAACACTGCTATTAACGCTTCTAGTATTACATTAGGCACTTTGGCTAATGCTAGAACTACGGCTTCAGATGCTAACGGTGCTTCAACCATCGTAGCTCGCGACGCAAACGGAAACTTTACTGCAAACGTCATTACAGCAACTACATCTAACGCCACTACATTTAACGGTACAACTGGTGCATTTACTAACGTTTCAGGTAACGGCGTAGCCCTGACGGCTATTAATGCCTCAAATATTACCAGCGGTACCATAGATAACGCCCGTACGACAGGTAATACGGCTAACAGCGCAAGCACAATAGTTCTTCGTGATGCTAATGGAGCTTTTGGTGCTGGTAACGTAACCGCAGCAAACTTTATTGGTGCTGGTACAACGCTTACTTCTATTAATGCCTCAAACATTTCGTCTGGGACTATAGCTAATGCTCGTACTACAGCGGCTTCTGCTAACGGAGCGGCTACGATTGTTTTGCGTGACTCATCTGGTAGCTTTGAGGCTGGGATAATTACTGCTAACGGTTCTGCTTTAAGCTCTATTAATGCTTCAAATATTAGCTCAGGTACGGTGGCTACAGCCCGTCTTGGTTCTGGTACAGCTAACAGCTCAACATTCTTACGGGGCGACCAAACGTATGCGGTACCTGCTTCTGGTACAACAATTACTGACGATACTTCAACTAATGCAACGTATTACCCGTTATTAACTACGGCTACTTCTGGGTCAATTAGCGCTGCTAACGTATCAAGCACCAAACTAACATATAACCCGTCAACCGGTAATTTAGCTGCTACGATCCATTACGCTTCTTCGGATGCACGATTTAAAGACGACGTTGTTGTAATACCAAATGCTTTGGATAAAGTTAACCAAATTCGTGGTGTTACTTATGTACGTAATGACATACCTGATAAATCTCGTCATGCTGGTGTTATAGCCCAAGAAGTTGAGGCGGTATTGCCAGAAGTTATTAGTACAAATGAAAAAGGTTACAAACTAGTTGCTTATGACAATATGATTGGTTTACTAGTTCAGGCTATTAAGGAGTTAAAGACCGAAGTTGATGCCCTGAAAGGTAAATAATGACCTTTGGTTTTTCACCGTATGCAGGAGCACCGTTTGCTGATGTAGGCGATACAGCCCAAGGTATTTCAATTCAGCTTACTGGGGTTTCATCTGTAGGTGTGGTTGGTACGGTTGCTGTAGGGCTAGGTATTGAGGTTGTCCTTACAGGCGTAAGTGCAGTAGGCCGACTTGGTAACGTAGCAATTGCAGGGGACGGCAGTGTTGTACCAACAGGCGTTAGGGCTATAGGCGTAATTGGTAATGTTTCAGTAGTTGAAAGCGTTACTATTGGTTTAACTGGGGTTTATGCTGTAGGTCGACTTGGTAATGTTGATGCACAAGCTGGTGGTACAGCTAACGTAACAGGCGTTATTGCAGTAGGTCGGGTTGGCACTGTAGCTGTTGCAATCAACTCTACAGTTAATTTGACTGGCGTGAGTACTAGGGTTAGACTAAATAGTGTCAATGTTTGGGGTCTTGTTGATACGGCGCAAACCCCGAACTGGACAGAAGTAATAGCGGCTTAAGGATAAATTATGGCAAGTACATACTCAACAAGTTTAAAGATAACCCTGATGGGGGATGGCGACCAATCGGGTCTTTGGGGTCAAACGACTAATACCAACCTAGGTACTTTGCTTGAGCAGGCTATTACGGGCGTACAGTCTATTGTGATGTCTGATGCTAACTACACGCTAACCAGCTTTAATGGGGTATCAGACGAGGCTAGAAATGCAGTTTTGGTAGTAACAGGCACAAATAATGCGGTTAGAGACCTAATCCCCCCAGTCGTTAAAAAGCTCTACACCGTCGTAAACAACACCACAGGGGGCTATGCCATCCGAGTCATTGGTGCTTCTGGCACAGGTGTAAATATCCCTAATGGGGCTACATGCCTTGTCTACTGCGACGGCACTAACTTTATAAATGGGTTGTCTGGTTCAACGGGTAATTTTAGTGTTAACGGTACTTTAACGGCTACAACCGGGACTTTTACTAATGTGTCTGGCAACGGTGTGGCTCTTACAGCCATTAATGCCTCAAATATAACTTCGGGTACCGTAGCTACCGCTAGACTTGGGTCTGGTACAGCCAATAGTGCTACGTTTTTAAGAGGCGACCAATCGTATGCAGTACCCACGGTAAACATTTTAAGCACAACAAATTTTACAATTCAACAGGTTGGAAGCGCTTTAGTATTCCAATATAATGGCGCTAATGTAGTGGTAATGAGCTCAGGCGGTAATGTAACTTCGGCTGGTCAGTTTGTTGCTGGTGGTAGCGTTTAATTTAGGAGAGCAATATGGCAATTACAGTTAGTGGAAATAGTATAGTTTTCCCAGATAGTACTACGCAAACAACTGCATTTAGCGGTGGTGGCGGTGGTGGTATTCAAGGTTTGACAGTTTTTAATAATCCTGGCACTTTTACAACTCCCGCTAATACCACTTCAGTCTATTTAGTTGCTACTTCTGGAGGTGGTGGTGGCGGTGGATATAAAGAATATGCTCAACCAGAATCTCCCGCTGCAGTAAATGGTCAACCTGGTGGACTTGGTATTCTTGGGGTAGGTGCTTTCCCAGTATCTGCAAGTACACCATACGCTATTACAGTAGGTGCTGGCGGTAATCCTGGTACTGCGACACCGCAAAATACTGGTGGTCCTGGCGGCAATGGGGGCACTGGGGGTGCTACGTCATTTGGAAATATATTTACTGCTAATGGTGGTAATGGTGGCGCTGGTGGAAGGATTCCTGGACCTCAAGGCAATCCAGGAAATGCAGGAAATGCACCATTAGCAACCGCCACTGCTACTCTTGGGCCTACTTCAACAGTAGTGGCTCTTATAGTCCAAAATGCGGGCAGCGGTCCTGGATCGGGTGCAGCAGGTCCCCCATCTGGCGCAGGATCGCCAGGTAAATTACTTGTTTATTATTAGGAAATCATTATGAAAAGCGCATTGATTGATATACCGTCTACTTTAGTAGTTCAGGTTGAACCGCTAGGACAAACATTTCCTGTTTCTCCAGATCACGAATGGGTTGATTGTCCTGATGACATAATTGCAGGGCAATTTAACTATGTAAATGGTCAATTTACTCCTTATGTTCCTCCAGCCCCCCCTGCTCCTACAGCCGATGAAAATAAACAGATGGCGGTAGCTATATTGCAAAGTACGGATTGGACAACTATTCCTGATGTTAGTGACCCAACAAAAAGTAATCCTTATTTAAGTAATGTGCAACGTTTTGTTGATTATCGTAATGCTGTGCGACAGTATGCAATAAACCCAGTTGCTGGTAATATTGATTGGCCCGTAAAACCTAACGAGAAGTGGACAACTGTTTAATGAATCAAACACTTTTAGACAATAACTATTTATTTATACCTGAATTTATAACGAAGCAAGAAGCAAGTAATTTATATAAAAAGTTTAAAAAAGAAGTGCAGTTGTACCCACAATGTTTTACTAAAGATTCACAAGCACCTAATTCCCCCGCAATACATAACTATGTAGCGTTTACTGCGTTGATGTGTGAAAAAACAGCACACATGAATACATTAGTTGAAGAAAAATTATTACCCACGTATGCGTACGCAAGGATATATAAAAACGGTGCTGAATTAAAAAAACACACAGATCGTCCCGCTTGCGAGGTTAGTGTCACTTTGCATCTTGGTGGTGACGGTACATCTTGGCCCATTTGCTTTACCCAACCTGATGGGTCTGTTGTCTCAAAAGACTTAAAGCCTGGAGAAGCTGTAATTTATCTTGGTTGCATATCTGAACATTGGCGTGATGTTTTTGTAGGGCAGGAATACGCCCAAGTATTTTTACATTATGTAAGAAGTGAAGGTAAATACATTAATCATTGTTTTGATGGGGGCCGTAGATGAAACACACGTATATGTTTTACGAAGGTGTTGTAGCACCTGAAATTTGTAACCAATTAGTTGCTCGTTTTAACGAAGAAAATTATGAGTCTGCTTTAGTTGGTGCAGATACTGGTAGGTTAAATAAAAAAATAAGAGACGCTGACCGCCAATGGGCAAATAAAAATGATTTAGTTGAGTGCATATTAAGTCGTTTTATTATGCAAGCTAATCAAGAGGCTCTTTGGAATTTTGATATTACCGAACCCGAACAGGTGCAAATAGGAAGGTACAGAGAAAATCAATTTTATGGACAGCATATAGATTGCTATCTTAAAGGTAGCGAGATAGTTATGACGGGTCGTGAATCTGGGGTCTTAGTCCCCCTTTTATCACAACGAAAAATTAGTGCTTCGTTATTACTTAATGATGAGTCTGAGTACGAAGGCGGCGATTTAATAATTCTTAGTGAAACGGTAAAACAAAAAAAGCAAGGGACAATTATTGTGTTTCCTTCATTTATGGCGCATCAAGTTACTCCAGTAACAAGGGGTGTTCGTTATAGTGCAGTATGTTGGATGGGGGGACCAAAATGGAAATGAAAGTAACTATAGATAAATTTGTTGGCATTTTTGAAAATGCTTTTTCTAAAGAGTACTGTGAAAATTTAATTAAATGCCATGAAATTGCCATAGAAGCTGGCTATGGGCGCAATCGCCAAGAGACTGAAGATTTTAGTAAATTGGGAAAAGCTGATACCCAGCTATATAACACATTAGACAATATACAAATTCCAATACCAAATATTGCTGAGTTTAATAAAGTGTATTGGGATAAGTGTTACCCAATATATGCAAACGAGTTCCCTTCCCTAAAAGATTCTGGGTCACATAGTAACTATACGTTTAAGATGCAAAAAACAGAGTTGCGTGAGGGGTATCACGTTTGGCATTACGAATCAGGTAGTAGAGAAATGTGTCATCGTTTACTTGTATGGATACTTTATTTAAATGACGTAGAAGAAGGCGGCGAAACTGAGTTTTTGTATCAAAGTATGCGAGTTAAACCAAAGCAAGGTACGTTATTAATATGGCCCGCTGCGTTTACCCATACTCATCGTGGTAATCCACCCCTAAGCAATGTTAAATATATTGTTACAGGGTGGACCGTATTTTAATTATTTACTTTAAGGAGCTTATATTGATTGCACGTTTAATTACCCTAGTTTGTGTGTTTGTTTTTAGTTCTTTAGCAATGGCTTGGCAGCCAACTAAACCAATAGAAGTTACTGTACCCTTCCCTCCTGGTAGTGGTAATGATTTAGTTATTAGACCTTTAGCTGCTGTAGTTGAAAAGAACACCGGGGTAAAGTTTTTAATAGTTAATAGGCCTGGCGCTGGTGGTACTGTGGGTTCAACCTCATTTGTATCAAAGCCAAATGATGGGCATCATATTAATATAGTAAGTGTGCCTGGTATTGCCGCTATGGACTACACATGGCTAGCTCAACTAGATAAACAACCATATAACGTAGCATCTTTTACATACGCTACTGCGTTAGCGCAATCACCCTTAGTTATAGTCGCTAATAAAAACGACCCTGTTTCAACCCCAGAAGAACTTGCAAACGCATTACTAACCGATAAAAAAGTTAGCATTGCTCATTCAGGCGGAGCTAACAGTCTTGCAGTTGAGTCTCTTTTATTTTATCTTGACGCAGTAAAAAAGAATCCAAACTTAGTTAAAGTTGAGCATAAAGGACCCGTCGAAAGTATATCTGACATTATGGGTGGTCATGTGCGATTTGGGTCGCTGCCTTTAGCTGTTGCTTACCCTAACTATAAAGCGGGTAATCTTAAAATTATTGGTGTTACCCAGCAAAGCAGAACTAAAGATAGTGAATTAAAAACTTTTGCGGGGGTTAATAAAAATATTGACGTAAACCTAGTATGGGGTATTGCGTTGCCTAAAGATACGCCTATTGAGGTCTTGAATTGGTATGCAAGGGTATTTAAGGAAGCCCAAAACGATCCGGCAGTTAAAGAGGGTTTTGAAAAGAGCAGATACTTTCCTGTAGAAGGATTGCAGACACCAAAGGCATTTACTGACTATGTGTTTGGGCAAAGTAAACAGCACTCCCAGATAGTAGACATAGTTATTAAAAATAGAGCAGACCTTAAAAAATGAAACACGAACTAGTCTGTGTAAACGAATATAGGCTGTCTTTGGACTATTCTGTAGAAGAAGGGCTTAAGCCGTTCAAAGAAGAAGTTCTTGATGCTTTACAGGGTATTCATAAAGATTTTGGTGTTAACGACCAAATGTTTAGCGGGGGGATGGACAGTACCTTTATTTTAAGGTCTCTTCTAGAGCTAGGAATTACCCCCCAGCTACACACATTAAGCTTTTCAAAAGACCAAACCGATTATGATTGTCTGCGGGTAAAAGACCAATGTAAAAAATTTGGTATCCAAGAACCAGAGTTTTTTTACCTGGATAAGTATGATTTTTTTAAGCACGTTGATATTCTTACCCACGAGAAAAGGGTAGCTTTTCCTACCTTGCATTGCTATTACGTTGACTATTTTCTTTCTAAAATGGCAGACAAAAAGTTTTTCTGTGGGATGGCTTGCGAGTACAGAGTTTCCAACGGTGTCATAACCATGAGACCAGCACCGCCCATTATTAAGCATTTCAATCCTAATAGGCTTTACGGGTTTGACTCTAGTAAAACGTTTTTGGCGTATGTAAATAACCCAATATTTAAAGATAACTTTTTAAAAGAAAACCCAATAATTGAGTCTTATGGGGAGAATATTTGGCGTGTAAGGGATTTAATTTATAACGATTGTTATCCAGAAGTAGCCATAATCGATAAAAAAAGCCCTGATGATAACCATTTAGCCTCGCATTTTTACGAACACAAGTTACCTACTATAATGCGTCTACACCCTTTAGTTTTTGCAATACAGCCTTTTTACTTTAATGCTAAAGAGTATCTTAATAAGGAGCTGACATGATTAAAGAAATCCAAGACTCTTTAGACGGTGGCGAGTTTAAGCCCCGCCATACCATTGAAATCTACTGCCCCAACTGCGGGTACGACGTTTCTGAGGCTGAGTTATCTGCCAAAATGTGCAGTGACTGTGGGCATAGCCTAGCCGAGCCAGAGCAGCATGTAGCTATTGTGGTGGCTAATATGTCATTTGGTGGGTCAACCCTCTGAGGCAAAGAACAGTGAGATATGTCAGACGAACTGGGGTTATCGGCTGGTGCCAAGGGCATTAGCGAAGGGATAAAAACTGGACGTGAGGCTGGGCGGGAGATTGGCAAGAACATCGAGGATGTTCAAAAAGAAGCGGTAGATGTTGCAAGGCAGCAAGCAAACGCAAGAATACGGGAACGCAGGGAAGCGGAGTTAAGGAAAGAGCGGGCAATATTTAAAGCCCTTGAGGAGT